CAGCTTAAACGTAGTTCAGCTAAAACTAGAAACGATCCTAACTCAAGAATACGTCAAGCAAGACGAAGGTGGAAATGTTAAATGGCTAAAGCAAAAAGTGGTGGAAAGATATGCCCAAAAGGAAAGGCCTGGGCTAAGAGAACCTTTGATACATATCCTAGCGCATATGCAAATATGGCTGCATCTAAATATTGCAAAGATCCAAACTATGCCAAAGGTTCTAAAAAGAAAGTAAAAAAAATGAAACACGGTGGTCTTGTAGGTGGCGGCAGACAGGCTCGTCAAAATAGACAAGTATTATAATGGGCCAGCTAAAGGAATGGCGTAATCAAAATTGGGTTCGCATAGGATCTGATGGATCTATTAAAGGACCTTGTGGTACAAGCAAGGATAAAAAAAATCCAGATCGTTGTTTGCCAATGTCAAAAGCTAAAAGTCTTTCAAAAGCAGAAAGATCGTCTACAGCAAAAAAGAAAAAATCAGCAGGAAAGAAAGGTAAGACTGTTGTAGCAAATACTCCAAAAGCAAAAGTTAGATTAAAAAATGGCGGAGAAGTAAGGAGAATTGCTAGAGGTTGTGGTAAAGTAATGCCTAATAGAAGGAAGAAAACTAAATTTTCTTAGAGGAAGAGATTGGCTTATTTATATAGCAATGTCCCGCATTTTAAATGTTGGGTAAGGAGAGAATATACACACAACCATGATAAGTATCATGGTGAATTTTTACATGCAATGGCTGTTGGTGTTACCACTATGCCAAATCGTTGCCTGGGTTTTCATTTAATATTTACCGGCGTAGAAGCTGAAGGCGAACCTGAAGATACAGTTCATGGTGGAGCTATGTGGGCAAGGATGCCTATTACAGCTTTAGTTGGCGATACTCCTTTTGAAGAATGGCCTGAGCCTATGGCAGTACATGATGCTCAACCATGGGATTGTTCATCGCATCATAATGCAGTTTATGTTATTAACAGGGCAACTCCGTGCCCCTGGCTTGCAAAAATAGACGGAGAAATTTTTCCAGCAAAATATTATTTTACAGTTGATTATGCTGAAAGCGAAATAGCAGACCATCCAGCTCAACATAAAAGCAGTCATGTTTTAGAGCTGCTTGATGCAGGAGAATGGACAGGAAATATTGTAGCTTTACCTAACAACAGAGTGCGTGCTACTCACCCGGCTTGGTTTCAGGTTGGAGAGGGAGCGCCTGATTTTAGACCATCTCAACATATACATTATTCTAAATCTGATTTAGACTATACATTGGATGTAAATCGAGTTTTCGATAATTTATACAACGAGGATTAGCAATGGCCCTGTCAGGCAGCACAGACTTTGAACCAAACGTAGCTGAGTTCGTAGAGGAAGCATTTGAAAGATGCGGCCTAGAACTTAGAACTGGCTATGATTTAAAAACTGCAAGACGGTCTATTAATCTTATGCTTGCTGAGTGGGCCAACCGCGGTCTTAATCAGTGGACCATAGAACAAGTAACGCAAACAGTTACTGAAGGTCAAAATGACTACACTTTAAATTCTAACGTTATTGATATATTAGATTGTTCAATAAGAAGAAACACTGATGGAACAAATTTAGATCTTCAAATGTCTAGAGTTAGCAGAAGTGAATATTTAAACATTCCCACAAAATCAACCAAGTCTAGACCTTCTCAATTTTTTCTAGACAAGTTAATTACCCCTGTTTTAAAAATATGGCCAGCACCAGAAAACTCTACTGACGTATTAGTTTTTAACAAACTAGTAAGAATGGATGATGCTGACGCCGGGACTAATACCATGGACATGCCTTTTAGGTTTTACCCTTGTTTTGCAGCTGGACTTGCATATTACATTGCAATCAAGAAAGCTCCTGACAGAGTTGGCATGTTAAAACAAATGTACGAAGAAGAGTTTGAAAGAGCTCTATCACAGGATGAAGATCGAGCATCATTTAGAATAGCTCCTTACAGCAAAGGATACTAACCATGGCATATGCTTCAGGTAAGTATGCAATAGCACAATGTGATAGATGTGCATTTGAGTATCCTCTCAGTCAATTAAAAAAAGAATGGAATGGTCTCAAAACCTGTCCTGAATGTTGGGAACCAAAACATCCTCAGCTAGAACCACTTCCTCATGTAATGGATCCAGAAGCTTTATATGAGCCTAGGCCCAATACAGATAAAGAAGTAGGAGAAGGTTATGTTGTTGTTGTCTACACAAATATTTATGAACAACACTACATGAGCTCAGATATTATAGGATCAAATTTTTTAGTTCCTGAAATGACAGGTGCTGTTGGAGAGGTTACAATTACAACATCATGACGTTAGCTGAATTAAAAACTTTAATACAAGATTATGTACAAAATAGCGAAACTACTTTTGTTAATACTCTTGATGACATAATTAAAAATACAGAAGAAAGAATATTTGAGCTGGTTCAATTTGATTATTTTAGAAAAAATGTACAAGGATCTATGACTGCTGGCTCTAGATTTTTAACTGCTCCAGCAGATTTTGAATTAAGTTTTTCTTTAGCGGTAATAGATGGAAATGGAGATTATCATTTTTTAGATAAAAAACATCCAAGCTTTATGCAAGAGTATGCTCCAGACCCTACTGCAACTTCAGAAAGGGGCAGGCCTTTATATTATGGAGATTTTGATAAAGAGTTAAATACAGGTCTTAAAGAATCAACGCTGATATTATCCCCAGTACCAGATCAAAGCTATTCAACAGAATTACACTATTTATACAAACCAACTTCTTTGGTAACAGATACAACTGGGACTTGGATGTCAGAACATGCAAGAAATGGGTTATTATATGGATGTTTGGTTGAGGCTTATATTTTTATGAAAGGCGATGCCGATATGATGAAACTCTATGAAGATAGATTTCAACAAGAAATGGCAAGATTAAAAAATAAAGCTGAAGCAAGAGGAAGAAGAGACGAATACAGATATGATTCGTTAAGAACGCAAATTACTTAGTTTTTAAAAAAGGAGAAGATATGAAACCAATCAAGAAACTTGAAGGTAAAACCGTAGCTATTGTCGGAATGGGTAGTAGTTGGTTTGATTATAATTTAGCAAAATCGCATGGAGCTCACTTTGATGAGGTTTGGGCTATTAACTCAGTAGCCTCTGTTATATTTCATGACAGGGTATTTATGATGGATCCAGCTTCTAGATTTTTAGATACTGATGATGCAGGCGGCCAAACGAACAGCATGTCGAAGCTTCTTACGGAGCATAAAGGTCCAGTTTACACATGTGAAAAAGACGATCGTTGCCCTGGGTTAGTAGAATACCCAATAGAAGAAGTGTTAAGTGCATGTGGCTGTCATTATTTAAATAATACAGTTTCTTATGCAGTAGCATTTGCTGTTTGGAATAAAGTTGCAAAAATAAAATTATTTGGAATTGATTTTAGTTATAAAGGTAATTTACATTTTGCTGAATCAGGCAGAGCATCTGTAGAGTTTTGGTTAAGCAAAGCTATGAACCAAGGCATTCAAGTTGAGGTTGCGCATACAAGTTATTTGCTTGACACAGCAGTTCCCGCAGATGAAAAACTTTATGGTTATCATAGGCTAGATGATCCTTTGGTTGTTATTACAGATGAGAATGGAATATTAATTGCTAAAAAAAGAAGCCAAGTTCAACAATTTAAACAAGAGCAAGAACCTGTTTTGATTGACAAGCATGACAGCCACCTTAAGAAAAATAAAGTAGGAGAGCCTAACAAATGGTAATGAGTTATAAAGCTGGTCCAGAGCTAGGAGTAATAGAGGTTCATACAACAGATGAAGGAGGACACTCTACTGAGTTTTGGGCAAAGCGTTGTATAGAAAAAATGATTCATGTTAGTGATGATGCGCCTGAAGAAATAAAAAAACAGGTTCAGACCTACAAAGACAATATAGAAAAACTTATTGAACTATATATGCAAAATGCTATAAAATCTGATAGGATTACAATTAATAATCAATTAGATAAAGCAGGCTTAAAAGAGGCTGCCGATTTAATTAGGAAACTATAATATTATGGCAATTACATCAACACTTACAACCAGCTTTAAAAAAGAGCTTCTTCTTGGCAATCATAATTTTGCTACCAATGGAGATGCGTTTAAATTAGCTTTGTATACTTCATCAGCTACTTTAGGAGCTACCACAACTTCTTTCACCACTACAGGTCAAGCATCTGGTACTAACTATTCTTCAGGCGGAGGAACTTTAACTAAAGTTGCACCTACAAGTTCTGGTACTACAGCTTTTACTGATTTTGGTGATTTGACTTTTAGTACAGCTACGGTAACAGCTAGAGGATGTATGATTTATAACTCAAGCGATTCAAATAAATCAGTAGCAACAATTGACTTTGGTGGCGATAAAACATCTACCGCTGGAGACTTCACTATTGTATTCCCAGCAGCAGCAGCTTCTACAGCGATTATAAGAATCGCCTAGCCTTAAATGGCTATCATTAACGGTTGGGGTCGAGGCACCTGGGGTCAATTAACCTGGGGCGAACCCATCCCCGTTACCCTTTCAGCGCCTTCAGCAGCAACATCTGCTTTAGGTACTATATCAGTTGTAGCGAAAGCAAAAGTATCACCTAGCGGTTTATCTGCCACAATTACTAATGGAGGCGTAGCAGTTGATGCTGCTGGTGAAGTTGGAGTCAATGGCTTTGCTGGTGTATCAGCGGTTGGAG